TTCAATCACCCGGTTAAGTTTATTGCTTCCACCGCAAGCGCGTTTGCTGCAGACCAAAAGGTTCTTCTTCAGCTTAACGGTACGGATGTAGGTGAAAAGAAGCAAGCGATTCCACATTACACTGCGGTTTCGGCCTATCATCATCAGACTCAGTCTGGAACGGATGCAGCCAATAGTACTACTGGATACTACAATGTAAAACTGATGATCCCCTTCTGTCTGGATGCCTCCAAGCTCCAGCCCACCGGAACGTGCAACTTTTCGCGCATGGATTCGATCAAACTCATCAACGATTCAAGTATCAATGGTCCTATCTATGCGGTCAATTACAACATTCTCAGGGTCCAGAACGGGATGGGGGCTCTGCTTTACGCGAACTAAGTTTTCTAGCAGTATTGACGGCCTTTTCGGCCTGATCCTTGGGCATAAACATGAGCCAGGCGACGGTCATCCTCTCCTGGGTAAGAGTTCCGTCCTTCTTCATAGCGGCACATGCATCTTGAAATTGCTTTACGTAGTCCATAATGGAATTTCAAGGAGTTTATTATTTAATTAGTCTTGGGGACCTTGAGCAGCGGGACATCCGCCGAGAAGCACCGAGTGATGCTATTGGAGGGCACCGGACCCACGCGCTGAAGGTCGGTGATGGGCTTGAGCAGATCAGGACCCATCTTGGTGATCAGCTGGCGGTACTGGTAGTTAAGAGGATACGCAATACCATTATCAGCCATGATCTTATCGTTGATCAGCTGGTTAGAGGTGTAAATAGTGAAGGCGCGACCATCGGCCATACCAAGACGCTGAGACATCTTTTACTTATTCAGTAGATAAAAATCTCTGATCCTCTGGTGGAATGATTCTTTCTGATGTACCATTCTGTCATTCTTTTCCTTGAAGTTTATGAAGTCCCCCTCGACTAGTGGATCATAAAGAATTCTGATCAAGAACTTGTATGCCATGGCGATATCCTTGAAATTCTTGGCGCCCGACATTACGATGCTACCGGTTTTAAAAACACTGACCGTCATGTTGAACATCTTGGCTTTCACCGCCGAGTAAGTCTCTGGACTGTAAGATGGCTTTTTCACAAACTTTTTGTGTTTCTTGTAAAGATCCAACAAAGCCATCTGATCGATGCCGTGAGGGAGACGGAACGTTGCATTGATCATCTGTATTTCCATGGGTGACACGGGATTGTTTTTGGTCTCGGGAAAGACCTCATCTACTATTTTTTGGATCTCCTGGATGATTTCCAGTCCTTCCATTGGTGTAGATGATCCTGTCACGTGAATCTTCCCGTTCGGAAACAACTTGACAGAGCGCTTTTTGGTTTCGCCGACATCCTTTGACAGTGTCAGTGAGTTGTTGAAATGGGTTGTTCCCATGTTCCAACCACCGGTCCCGTCGACAAACTTCTCCTTGAAAGTCGCGAGAGGGGTCGTGATGCCATCCCTGCCTCCCATGACCGTCATCGTAGACACTCTAGGCAACGTGGGCTTAGGTTCCTGGATTTCATCACGCGCTTTGATGACGTTTCCAAGAAAGGTTCGAAAGTTTTTGGCTTCCATATTTAAAAGTAAGACTCCTCACTTCTTTAATATGAGATGTGGTCACTGTAAAAGAAAGAAGATTATCTGCGTTCCATGTGCTTACTGCGATCACGCGTCTCTGTGTACCTCTTGTATTCAAGTGGAGTTTCACGAGTGCCCAGGTATCCTGAATAAAATTCAGTTCGAGAGGGATACAATAGAAAAACGAAACCCTAAAATAGAGAGCGTCAAAATTACAAAAATTTGACGAGCGTCATAATACTGAGGGCTATGAGTATAGCTGAAGCAGCGTTACCCGCGAAGTTTGCAGCGTCCATACTACCGACCATGCCCTCCTTTTTTACGGTGATGGGTTCGTTGGGTTTGGGTGTGTCGTTCCAAGGAGGCAGTGAATATGTTCGCTCTGGTACTGGTTTCCTGTTCAGTGGATAATTCTGAGATCCCGGTGTGCAGTAGTACGGGGTTCTCCACCCCGCGGCGATGGTCTTCTCGCACCCCTGACTCGTTTCTGTCATGTGGGTTTCAAGTGGTCCTCCGAGCGCATCCCCTACGGGGCGAACGGCGTTAACAAGCGCCACCTGGGGTTCATCTGAGGGTTTATATACCGCCTTGTAAGCACCACCCAGAGGGACACCCGGCGTAAAATTCATCGGGTCGGCGTACGGATTTATCTTATTGATGGAAATTCCATCATTCAGTCTCATGTAGGACGACATCCTTGCTAGTTATACTGTTGAAATAAATTCCCACTTGAGAATTTCACACATGTCCTTCCATATGACATCCTGTTGAGTGAGTTTTTCCTTGGACTTCAAAAGTGGAAAGTAGGGAAGGTACTGGTCTTCTCCCAAAAGTTCGCAGAATTTGTAAAGAACGTATGGATAACTCAGAAAGTTCTTGCGATCCTTGGGACACACCTGGTCAAAGGGTTCCTGTATTTCATTGAACATGAGTCTGAGACGCTCTTCGAGAGCGATCGGCATTTCTGGCGGTCTCACGCCGGTAAGAATATTGGCAATATAAGGGATGTGTTCATAGTATTTATTTTGGCGCATTTTTTTCAAGAGGCCTCGTACCTTGGCGTGAGTTATTTTAGATACTTGTTCAATACGCTGTTTCTTGAGTTCATAACGCAATTGTTCTATCAATTCATCTGGAATATTAGCCGTTTCTTTACCTTGAAATTGCTGAACCCATTCATTGAAATGATTCTGTCTTTTATATGAATATTGAGTATTCTTTGAAATGTCCTGTTCGTCTTGGTAGGATAATCTGGTGGCTATATAACTCTCGCATGAACCACAATCCTGACATACGATTTCTCCTTCGGTCTCATTTTCGTGCACATTTGTAGAATTACAATTTTTACAATTATCGTTTTTGTTTATTGTATCTGTAGTATTAAAGTCTGTATCAATTGCTTGTGTAATATCTTGTTCTACTACGCGCATATATTCTAAAAATATATCACGACGACAATTCTCTTCGTGATATCTTTTTATATAAGGGGATGCCATAGTTATGTATTCATGTAAAGCATTTTGATCATTCTCATATTCTTTGATTTTTGTGTTATATCGTTCGAGTAAACTCATTTAAAGAAAAGTATCGTTATAACTTTAAATGTATAATTTTCTCGTCAAGCTTGTCGGGTGGTGGTATAACGAGGATCCCTATAAGGTAACTATGCCTTTGAAAATGATCTATGATATTAATACAAAAAAAGATTGTCTTTTTCCTTCGCCAGAGTGGAAGCGAATTATGGAGGGCTGGCCTTTGATGAACTCAGGAGAGACCTATATCACGTGTTACTATCCAGACTTCAGGGATGCCATTTACGTGTTGCGTAGAAAGAAGCCAGAGTGTGTTGAGAACATTCGTTATGAGCAGGAATATACCTACCGCGGTGCACCTTATTCTATGGTGACCAGAGACCCTATGCGCAGGATACGTGATATTGAAGAATCGGAAGGAATGAAAGGGCCGATCATGATTAACAAGGTCGAGGCAGTCATGGAAAATGGCGAAGTGAAGATGTGGGATACAGCTCGATTTCTGCGCTACGCCGGACCGAGGTCGGACTTTCACAACGTCAAAGACATCCGTATGGAGGATCTATTTGATGCCAATGAAGAGGTACCAGATGAGTGGCACGTCTATATGTTTGGTAAAAAGATTGTTATTAAGAAGAATGAAGAACTTACTCCTCGCACTTTGGTGCCAAGTAGAATCTAAGTTCACCTAGTGAAGTAACCTTATACTCCAGGACGAGAGGCATCTCCTCTCCGTGGTGGTGAAGTTTCATATTGGAACACATTGATGTTGCCTTTGTGAAAAGATTTAGATATTTAAGTGAAAATACATCTTTCATAGAATCGAATTTGGTGGTATCAGAGTCGATGTCATATTCAGTGTACTGTTCTGCAAAGTCACCAGTGCATCGGAACCCAATCTTTTTGAATGATCTCTCTATTACAAGTTCAGAACCAATATGCGAAATATCTCTACACAACCGCTGAAAATCTACGGTCTGAAAAGTTGTAATACTCATTACCACGAGTTTTGGTGCTTCAAACATCTCGTCGTTTATGTCCAAGAGTCGAAGGTTGAAATGACTTTTGCTCTTTTTTGTACTATTTTCAATAGAAATATTTAGTACATGATTTTCTTCAATCTTCATTACCAGTACATCATTTACTGTGACAGACTTCAAAACACGAAAAACATTTGTGGTATTAATACCAACAATAATTTCATTTTCACATGAATATTCTTCAAATTGATTACCATCCAGAAATAGTTCTACCATAGCAGTGCGAGCATTGTCTAGGGTCAACATGTGAATCCCCTTTTTGCTAAAAGATACATTAACATCGTTGAGGATGTCTTTGAGAACCTCAAAGATGTTTTTAAATGCAGTTGCTTGAATAGTTTTCAAGAACATTTACTAGAATCATTGCGCGTTTTCTTTAATTCGCGCACATAAAGATCTTCAAGAAATTGTTTGAATCCAGAGTCCCCACGTTCCTTGATGAATTCTTTCCACGAACTGTATCCTTGTTTATACGAATATGTATTTCCAAGTGACTTTGGAACTTCTTCTGGGTTTGTGATCATTTAGTTAGTTGTGGTTTTCTTGTTTATCTTGGCTTCCAACTCGGGTGTCATAAGAGGCGCCAGCGGAGCGCCATAGGATTCAAGATCAAATAGACCTGGTGCCGAAGTGGGATTTCCATCAAATGATGCGAATGCCGAATGATCAAAGGATTCCACTTCACTTGGCATCATGGAAAGAACCCACTGCTTGACTTCTGGACCCATCAAAGGTCTCCCGTCCTTGGTGATCAATGCTGGAACATGGGTAAGCACCTTGCGATAATCTTCTGGAACAGATTCTTCGTGAATGTTTTGGTACTTGATCTGATCCTTGATAGGACATTGATCCAATAGATTGAATATCTCAAGACAGTGTTGACAGCGTGGACTGTACAACATGATGGCAAACATGCTTTCTTACAAGCGTTGGTGAATTTATCAGGGGATATAATTTCGCACCAGTATATAAGATGCGTATGCAGACTATATTTTTCATCGTGCTGGTTGTCGCGATTGTGGGATACCTTGTCATGAACCGCGAGGGACTCAGGTGGGATCGCGGGTTCGCTGGATTCCGTCCCGCCGTCACCGGTGTGATAACAGAAGGTAATCTCGAGATTACCGGAAACCCAGTAGAGGATGTATCGATCAAAGCATTTATGATTAAGAAGATTTTGGACGCCACCGTCAATGAAATATTCAATACACAAGGGCTGAAAATGTTCCCAATTGAAACTATCTTCATTCAAGTGTTTGATTCACCGGACAAGATTAGCGAACTCAAACAGAAACGCCCAGACGTTTATGATTCATATGTCGAGTTCCTTCAGGCTCGTGACAAGAACGCCTTACTCACCAGGGACGGAGACGGCACTGATCAAGAACAATTAGCTCGAACCGCACTGATCAACTACCTTGATCAACTCAAGCGAGATCAGAACTATTCCACGGTTCCTGATAATGTTCCAGCGACGTACCGATGCCGTTTCCTGCTTCTTGAAACAGAGCGCTTCTACGGTACCGAAGTGGACGTTATTGCCATTGGAGATGAGGATGGCATCAAGATTCAAGGTATTACCAGTCAGCCCTTAAAGAACGGCGAAAAGATCAAGGCTTTTCAGGATACACTCACTGCAGGCGAATGGATGCCCTACGATACCATTGCCAACTCTAACGTGCCCAACAAGAGCGCCCTGGCACTTGTCGATAAGGCGATCAAGGACAAGTGGGGCGATGGCGAAGACATGAGGTATAGTAAGACCGTTTCCGCTGCAACCGAGTGGCTCGCCAATAATCCAGACGAGGATACGACAAATGTGAATTAGTAAAAACTAAAAGATTAATAGAAATGCCCTTGAGGGTGGACGAAGTTCAACAGATCGACCACAGAAAACGAGAGCTAAAAAAGAAACTCTATACGGAGATTTACGAACGCGCCAGCACCAAGGTGAGGCAAGTCGCTGATTTGGGACTGCACGAAACTTGGGTTCAGGTGCCTTCGTTCCTTATAGGATTCCCTTCATTTGACCTGAACAAGGCCGCCCAGTACGTCGAGCGACAATTCATCAACGGCGGTTTCTTCACACAATTATATGAAAATGGTCAATTGTTTGTTTCGTGGTACCCCAAGACGTCCAAAAAGTCCAGTTCCAAGCCCAAGTCCAAGCCCAAAGAGCCGGAAAATGAGTTTGCATCCCTCGCGAACCTCAAAAAAGCCGCGGACAAATATCGCTGAATTAAATACATTTTATCAGTAACTATGGACAATAACCTTAATGTTCTTGTGGAGGCCAAGAAGGAACTATTGAACCAACTTTCGTCCACAATTTTGCCCAGCGCTCTGGACTGCATGGACTCGCTCTACGCCGAAGCCAAGGTGGAGACCCAGGGACGCAACACGCTCAAAATGTTTCAGGAGAAACTCGCCAATATCCCTAAGTGGAACAACTATCGGATCGATTCAGAGGTCGGCAAGTGTGTGGATAGGTGTGGTGGATGCCTGGATGAGATGACGGCGGCATGCTTCGTGGCCACGGTCAAGATCATTTCGTCGGTCAGGCTCTCCAAGGACTCGCGCAAGGTGTCTCTCAAGATTCCCACCAACGACGTTTTCGTGCTGGGCGTCTACACCAACGTCGCCAAGCGGATCTATGAGGATCCCTACATCTATCAGGAGGTCGGGAGCAGGAACGACCGTCGCAAGGATCTCATCAAGCGGATGGAAGGGGTGGTCGAAGAGACGGTCAAGGAGATGCTTCCGATCAATCAGATCCTGAAGACCTACCTTAACAAGAATGCCGTGGACGTCATGAACGGTGAGACGATCGAGCCCGAGCCTGAGCCCGAGCCAATGGAAGAAGAGACTGGTATGTTTCCAAGCGAGGGGGAGATTCCCGTGGGAGGTGAATATGATGAGGAATCACACGAAGAACCTGAACAGGAACCGGAACCTGAACCGGAACCTGAAATGGCATCAGAAGAACCGGACATGGAACCACCTCAGGAGACCAAGAATTTTACGTTCAACGACAAGATTATGAGGAGGGCGCCCATGACACCGATGGACGAAGAAGAAGATTTTTCTATAAATCCCAATGCGAACCGTTAAACATACTAAAATCTGCTTTATGTAATAATGATCAGCGATTCGCTTAAAAATCCTTTGATCGCGGCTTTGGTCGGTGCGGTCGTCACAATGGCCTACATCCAGTTGGTCGCCCGTATCAATCGCGAGGCGCCTCCCAGGAATGCGGACATGATCAAACCGGCGATTCTGAATGCCATTCTGGTAGGCGCGATCGTCTATCTCGGCATCTCTCAGCGCGAGGAGATTTATGAGACGCCCTTTCCAGAAGTTAGTCGCGGTATGTAATTAAAGATTTTACTCCTTTTAAATAGTACGAAATGGCCAGTGTAGATACATTTAACGAACTTCTTCTACAGTTTGTGGATGAACTGGCTCACACGTTCCCAGAGAATACCATTGTGAAGACCTACAGGAACACGGTCGGCATGCTGATCAAGAAGGATGCTGGTGTATGTCTGGAAACGTTTATGAAAAATGTGAAGCCTCACGAAGATCTGATTCGCAATCAGGATGAGAAGATCTTCGAGGAACTTTCGCGTAGCTATGGAATTTTGAAGACCCTCGACCTCGAGTCCATGTGGAATTCTGAGCTTTCGGATGGAAGTCGCTCGGCGATCTGGCAGTATGTTCAGGGTCTCTACGTGCTCGGTAACAACGTCAGCGAGGAGGAGATCCAGGCGTCCCGCCAAACCAAGATGGACTTTTCACCCGAAATGATCAATAAGATGTTTGCACCCCAGGGCGAAGATGTC